TTCCAGTCTCTTTAACAGAATCCTTCTGCTTGCTCAAGTTAGGTACAAAGAGCAAAAGGAGAATACTGATAATGAGAAGCACGACCAGCATTTCAATCAAGGTTACTAAAATTCTTGATTCGAGCATAAAAAGGCTAGGATACCCCTAGTCTTTTAAAAAGGTTGACATAATCGAGTTAATAAACATACACCTCTCCGTTATCAACGTACCCGACCTTTTTTACACCATCAACTGGCTCCATCCCACGTTCTTCGACAAGGATATCTCCGTCTTTGTCTACCCAAAAATCAAGCATGTCTGCATATTCTTCAAAAGCCATGTCGTCTTTGAAGTTTTCAAAGTTATCTTCCAACGCTTTTTGTAATTGTTTTTCAGTAATCATTTTAGATACCTCTTTCTTTTTTTCTTTGATAAGTTCTTCCAATTCATTCAAGTCATCCACAGTAGCGTGGTTCCTAATAAAGCTACGTGCTGATGATCTTTTTGATAAGTAATTCCTATGCTCACGATTATTCTTATTCCACTTTTTAGTGGCCTTTTGTTGTGCGTCCATTAGCTATTCCTTTATCTGTTGACATAATATAAGAAATCGTATGTTTCAAGCCATTTTTCAATCGTTCCACTTTCTGCCAAGCCGTAAAAAACTTTAACAACATCTTCGTCTTTGTTTAGCTTGAAAAACTCAATGCGATCTTGGTTGTTTGCATTTCCAAGGGCAGCAATTACATTAGCTGCTGTCTTGTCAAGTGGGTATTCTCTCAAAACATTAAAAGCGTATTCTTGCAATTCTTGAAGTTGTTCTTTGTATGTGTTCATTTTCTTTACCTCTCTTACTTTCTATATACATTATAGTACATATACTATAGAATGTCAACACTTTCGATAAAGGGATTTAGATTTTTTTGCAAAATAAAAAACCGCCCATAACAGGACGGCGTCTACCTATGAAGGCTATTCTCAAAACCAATATCATTATAACACAAAAAAAGCCCCAACAAAATGCTGAGGCTTCGACCACTACCACCATGATGTCCGAACTGTGGTCTGTCGGGAGGTGATATACTCCTTTTCGTTTTTTAGTTTTCGTGGTCTAATTATTTACCAGTTTGGCCTTGTGTAGCTTGTGCTCGTTCTTCAATAGCCTTAACTACTGATGCACTAGCTTCATTGATTGCCTTAGAGACTGCTGCTGTGTCGTTTGATTGACTATTCAAGAAACGGTCAAAATCATCGTCTGGCAACGTCAAGTGTTTAGCTCCCGCTGAACGTAGAGCGTCTACTGTTCCCATTGAGCCAATACCAAACACACGACCATTAACTACACCAAGATATCCTTGGCTTCCGCTTTCGCTACGCAATACATAATCCATATTTTCTTCTTCCTCTTTCTGATTTACTAAACTATCACCGTCATTGATGATAACAACATTTTTATCCAACCCGCCAGCTAGACCAGTGCTTGTAAACTGCCACCAGCGTGTATGTTCCATGTTTGGATACACACCCCAATATGGTTCTGGGCGTACCTCATAATCTGGATACGCTGCAATCCATAGGCTATTTGGATAGCGTGCAGTGATTTGATCTACATAAACATTAGCCAGTGTATAAGGTTTGTAACTATAATAGATAGGCTCAAAACCGTTCGCCTTACAGATATCCATAAACGCTAGGACTGCATTAGTATTCGCTTGTTTATCACCACTAGCGCCGTCTTCATAATCACAAACCAAATAGCGTGGGTGTGATGGCAGATTACTGATAAAGTAATTCGCTTCAGCTTGTGCCGTTGCCACATCTCCACCAAAACGAGCAAAGTGGTAATAACCAATACAATTACTTGTGTTCGTTTGCTGAGTGGCTACTGGACTAACCCAGACCACGCCCTCAGTAACTTTAATAACCGTGTTATTAGTGCCGGACGCTTGACAGATACCAGTCAAGTCTCCCGGTTGATATGCTGACACATCGATAAAGTAATTATCCTGTGCCATGCCATCGAATGGTAATTCAAACCATCCAACCATTTGCTGACTTGGTGCGTTCCAGTCTACATAGCTGAAATTACCAGCGCTATCAAGGTTTCTAGTGACCTTGCGTGTCCAACCGCCGTTATAGAGGGCGTCACCGTTGCCGTCGATATTTTGTTCGACTGTGGTAACTGTCCCGTCTGGATTTTCTGCGACCACAAAACCGATATGCCCGAATTGATGATATGGCAAGCAGTTAGTTACCCACACACTCCCAACGGGTGGGTTATTCGCACCGTTGAAATAAGTGACTTTCAAACCTAGACTTTCTGCACGACTTAACGCATCGATGGCGTTTAAGTAGCTGAAATTAAGATTAAATAAACCCGCATACTGTAAAACGTAGTCAATCAAACTTATACATTGCCCGCCATAAGGATTGGTTGGAACAGTGACACGTTGATTGACTAGACTTTCAAGCGTGTTTAATAACTGTGTTTTTGATGTCATAGTTCTCCTTTCTCATAATTATTTTTGTATGCTCTGTTTAATTTCCGAAAGCATTCTTTCCAAATCAGCAACTTTCTGTTTTAAAGCGTCAATTTCGCTTGTTGGTAATTGAGATTTTGTTACAAGTGGGTCTTCCGCCCATTTGTTTTGCTCTACAACCTGTTGGAAAAAGTTATTATAAGTCGGAAATAACCCATACGCTTGAGCGATAGTCAACGATGAAGATTGTTTTTCTTTAATTTCCTTGATATCCTCACCGACTGCTTGAGCAAATTCTGTTAACTTACTCATAGGCTCACGCTTTCGCTGCGTTATAGACGCTCACAAGGTCTTCTTGCTCGATGGTATCAATACGAGTACCAAGCTCGGTCATTTTCGAGATGATACCGCTGTTGGTATTCCCACCAGCTGCTTCGATGTTGTCAGCGATTTCCTTAAGTGTGTTAAGATTTTCGGGGGCTCCACCAATAATGTCGGCCTTAACTTGTGTGATAGCTTGCGTCAAACGTTCTTCACTGACACCAACGGTCTTATTGGCAATAGATGCCTTGATTTCTTTGATATCAGCACCCACCGCTTGGGCAAAATCATGTAATTTACTCATTTATGTTTCCTTTCAAATTTTAGCAAGATTGTAGATATTAACGAGGTCTTCCGTGGCATCAGTACCACCACCGATTAACCCAGACTCTCGCAATTCATCCGCTAGTAGTTTTAATTTAGGGTTCTTGTCCGATGGGATCGCACTGTCCGCATTTAGTGAGCTCTTAACTTTTACCTTAAAATCATTAGATGGGAAGATATGCCCATCCAGTTTAATTTCAAGGTAGTAAGTGCCAGTAGCTACTACACTGCCCATTGAGAATGAGAATACCCCACTTTCAACAGTAACGTCTTGATAGAGTGCCACCACTTCATCGTTTGATAGCGTCAGCTTACCAGTGCCGGACAGTTCCATGCGTTTACCATCGTACCCTAGAATTTCAAAACCAAATACGGAAGTGGTGTCCCCAGATTTTAGGACATCACCACCCTCGACTTGGTTGATAGAGGTCATGAACTTAGCCATAAGCTAGTCCTCACGAGGTTGGTTATAGTTTAATGCTCGTTCGCTATCTGCCACACCCTTAGTCGTAGGGTCTGTAACGATTCCAAGAATAACCAAGATCACAACGAATGTATTTACACCCTCTTGAATGTTGTGCGGGATTTCAAGTCCGAACTGTTGCAACATCAAGAAAACTGCTGAGATTAGAGCTACCAAAGTAGCTTTGTTTTGCAAACGTAGTTTAAAATTAATCATTTTTTGTATTCTCCTTTTCTTTTTCTTCCGAGTTAAGAAAAAACTTCTCTTTGTCGATATTCCTCTTAACATATTTGTCAACATAAGGGATTTCAACCCCTAACGCTGATAGACTAGCCAAAATACTAGAGCCGTAAGCGGCAATCATAGCAAAGATAAATGTATCTAGTACACCGCCCAGATTCATGAATACTGCGAACGGATAGAAGATGGCTACAAACGTAATCATGGCAGTATGACTGACTAGCCCTTTACGAAATTTTGAGCTTGAAAACTCATGAGCAGCCCAAGCCCTAGACACTCCGATAACGATATCGCTGAAAATAATAATCATCAGCAGGAACACCCATAAATGCTCATCAATACCGTGTGCGTAGAAGTCTCTGACCACGTCGAAAACCCCAAAAATGCCGTCTGGTTTTTGTACCATTACGCCCCCTTCGGTTTGAATAGCCATGCTGTAGCAACCCCGTTATTTTCTAGTTTGCCCCCTTTTGCAAAATCAGCGAACGGTTGATTATCGTAAGTGAAAGAGCCGTTAACTTGGATAAGCACCAGTTTGCCTTCTCCGTCCACTTCTTCGTGGTCCGGGGCTTCGATAGCGAAGATATCCCCGGCGTTGAACACACCGCCTTTTTTAGCGACTGGCAACAATTCCAAGTATTGCTTGTAGATTGTGCCATACTGGATATTCTGGCTCATTACCGCATTGAGAATGGACACGTTAGCGATTTTACGAGTAAGTTCGCCTTGTTCAGCGACTTTCTCAGCTAAATTCAAGCGGCTGTCAAGGTCTTTAATAGATTCCTCTGACTTGGCTTGGTAGCGTGCCAATGCTCCAGCAGGGTCCAACTCAGTCGCTAAGATATCCAAGATAAGCTGGATTTTAGCTTCATCCGTCTTGTTGGTGTGGTCGCCCGGCACATCACGGGTCAACCACGTCGAGCCATCTTTGGACTGGATAGCAATCCTCGTAGTTGTCGGGTTGGTCAGATAGCTTGATGTGACACTGAAATTAGATTTGTTCATTATCCACTCCTTTCTGTGCTACCTCGTTAAAGAGGTCGTTAAGGTCTGAATCAGACGCTAGTACATTTTGATAATGTTCTAGTTGTGATTTGACCTGCTCCAGTTCGCTAACTGTTGCCTGCAAGCGAGCTTTAAACTCAGCTTTTTCAATCGTCAAATTAGCGTTCTGGCTTGCGATATCTTGAATCATTGATGTGTAAATTTGTTCGTTCATAAAATCTCCTTTACGGCTGTACCGAAATTTTCAACCGGCTTGCTACTTGTCTGAGGAATGGGATGAGGTCAATCCAAGGACCACCGTCAGCTTTCACTTTCATGAATTCGGCATCCGGGTGTTGTGCGTGCCTAAAATGGACAGTGTCCCCAATCAATTGAACTTCATCGACAAACGCTCTAGGCTGTTGATCGTCATTTGAACGCACTACACGAACCCCCGCAAATCGTCCAGATGAATAGTCGTTCTGTGTACCGGTGTTGTCAGCATTAACCCCCATTGCGGTGTAGACCCCATTATACGAATCATCACGAAAATGAATAAACGCTGACGTCCCGTTTCGGGTACGAAACAGCGCATTGCTCTCGTTGTGAAATTCAATCTTCGCATTATCGTAGAAGTGCATCTCTGAGCCGTTTAGATCTACCCTCATCGCTCCATTGAGTGCTTCGATTCTACCGCCCCGATAGTTCAAACCGGTAAATGTGCCGCTAGTGACACTCTCGGCGTTTAGGTTAACGACGTCAACCAGTGAAGCGTTTAAGCGTCCGCTAGTGATTTTACTTGCTGACAATTCTCCGATTTTAGCTGAGCTAATAACACCATCCTCGATGTAGGTAGAGCCAGTGATTTGAACCAATTTACCGTCGATTTTAACCGAACCGTCTTTGTTGAGATTAATTTGGTTAAGCACATCACCAGACCTTGTCAAATTCTTGACTGCCCATGAACCAGCAATCTGGGACATTTCGGACTTGGTAGCTTCAAGGCCAGTATCTAGCTTGTCTAGTTGCTTGTTAGTAACACCAAGATTAAACGCCCACTTATCCTCTAGGTTCTCGACTTTCCAAACCGTACCTTGTGCCTCTTGGATAATTTGAGAAATAGACTTGCCATGTTCGCCAATGGTGCGGCTGAAACCGTCAACGGTAGACTTAATTTCATTGAATTTAACTGTCACTTCTTGGGTTGCGTCTTTTGGCGACGGTTGCCAAGAACGGTCCATAGTCCCCTCGTAGCAGTCTAGTTCGGTGAAGAATAGCGACGCCTCACTACCGTTGGTAGTACCAGTGTTATCAATACGGATATAGCCTTCGTCGCATTCACCAGAATTAAATGTTAAGTGCCATTTAACGATTCCGGCGACTGACGGTGAACCAGTGTGTGCTTTAAAACGCACTGGTTTTGTGTAATTCTTGCTCGTTTCGTTCGACTTCCGACCAAGAAAATAGATGTCTACCCCCTTGATATTCCCCGTAGCAAACAATTGAAAATTGAAAGAATAATCAGTGTTGCGCTTAACTGAAAAACGTGGCGTAGACGCTGGTACTGATGATGATGTTTTAAGCAAGAATAGCGGTTTAGCGCTATTGTAGTAATACGGATGCTGTGAAACGGACAGATTAGGGTTCTGTTGTGGAGTTTGCCAAAAACCCCAATTGTCAAGATTCTCTGGAAATGCTGAGTTTCGGATAAGATTCTCACCACCGGCTGAAAGTGTATCAACTGACGGAATCTGTTTCTTGACCTCGCTAATAAGTTGAGTCGTTCCTCGCTCAGATTGTTGGATAAGGTTCGTTACAGCCGTAGCCGTCGCAAAACCTTTGTTATCGACCAATCTATTGACATCAGACTCTTTCAAAAAGCCTTTGCTATCAATAGCGCTGTCTAGGTCAACCCTAGAGAGTTTAGTTTCAATCTTGCCGGCTAACGTGCTGATTTGCGTTTCAGCGTTAGTGACTTTATTCCCAAGATTGTCAAAATCAACTCTTGAAACCTTTTGAGCGATAGAATCCGCTGTAACACGTAACTCTGCGTTAGTCTGGTTGATTTTACGCTCTAACTCTTGACCTTTAGACACGGCACTATCAGCCGTAGCTTTAGCAGTTTGGACTTCTGTCCGGTCTGCTTTCAAACTAATTTTGTTATCAGTCTGAGTGATTGAGGTGCTATTAGCTGCTACACTCTTAGAGAGTTTGTCAAAATCAGTCTTAGACACTTTTGATGATACTTCATCGACCAATTGATTGACCGTAGTTTCAGCGTTAGTGATACGGCTATCTGTTTCAGATTGTTTCTGAGATAACTGACTGACACCCTGCTCGGTTTGTGTAATCGTCGTTTTAACCGTGCTGATTTCAGCTTCGGTGTCCTCTGGTGCTACTGTGTGCTGCAAAGGGATAAGTGCCCCTCTGACCAACATAGGTGGCTTGATTTTCAAATAGCCGTTTCTAACTACATATATCCCAAACGGAAAGTCTGATAAATTGGTGTCTTTGGTAGCAGTGAAATTCAATGTGACATCGAACCATTTATCTTTAACGGCCGTCGGAATTTGGTATTCGAAAGCGATAGCGTTTGTTTTATTGTTTTTTATTGCAACAATTGCCCCGTTCCCAATTTCTGTTCTGCTATCGATGTAGCACGGAACCAACAATGAGAACGTTTCACCAGCTCTTATCTCAGAAACAGCCATATTCCATGAGACACCGCCCCAGGAATTAGAGCTGTTGCCGTTTGAGTTGATAATATATGATGCGTTGTCCGTTGAAATGGCGATATTGTTGCCACGTCCGGTGTACGAATGTACATTACTGAAGTCTGCTGATTTCAAAATCAAGTTACGACTGCCAAAATCTGTCGGGATTTTACTATCCACTCTGCTAATCTCAGTAGTGATTTTATTTCCTAACTGAGTAATTGAACTCTCAGCCGTCGCAAGTCTCTGAGTAGCATTGTTAAAATCGCTTGTTTTCACTCGTTGGCTAATCTCGTTAGCTTGTTGAGTGATACGGCTTTCAGCGTTTATGACTCGATTATTGACGTTATCAAGCTCTTGTTTGTTAGCTTTGGACGCAATCATGTCCGCTTGCTGAGTGATTGATGTTTCGGCACGGTTCACACGCCCTGTCAGCGTGTCTACGTCCTGCTTGTTGGCTTTCTGGCTGATTTGCCCAGCCTGCACCGTCAAAGAGCTCTCAGCTTTGTTTAAACGCCCAGAAACAGCGTTGACATCCTCTTTGCTAGCCTTGGCTGAAATCTGCCCTGCTTGCTGTGTTAAAACCGTCTCAGCATTAGACACGCGCTGACTGACCTTGTCAACATCTTGCTTGCTAGCTACTGAAATGAGGGCATTATTGATTTTGGCAAACTGTACTGACGTGTCATTTGACAATGTACCAATAGAACCTTTTAGAGCTTCAACTCTCTTTTCAGTCTCTGATAAGTCCGTGTTTAGCGTACTTTTAGCATTATCAACCAGTTTGACAGCTTCTGATAGTGCGTCTTTTTTAGATGCAGCAATCTTCTTCTCTGTCTCTGCACGCTCGACGGTGTCCAAGTAACGAGCTTCTGCGATGGCTTCACTCTTGACGTCGTTTAGACGGTTAAAAGCGTCCTCTGCGGTTGATTTAGCTAAACTAGCTAATGTTTCCACATTAGTAGCTTTGGCTGTAATTTCAGCAACCACTCTGTCGTGTTCTGATTGCTGTTTAGCCATGTTAGCTGCGACTTTCTCAAACTCTTTCTTGATTTTGTCTTGCAGCCCTGTGCCGTCCCATGTCCTCAATACCTCTTGCCACATTTCACCAGTCCAGCGATACATGATAGTGTGTCCCTCATGTTCTGGGTCTGGCTTGTACCAAGAGTCATTGATTAGGACTTGTCCGGGGTGAGATTCCGTTGGATCAGTGCTTGTGTACCAGTTATGGTTAAAACCATTAGCTGACGGGATAAACTCTGGCAACTTCTTGACAAACTCGGTGAACTCACCGGCTTTAAACTCGTCAAGAGCCTTGTTGACGGTACTTTGTACCTTTGCGTCATTGCTTTCGCCAACTCGGTCCCCTAGTTTGACGTCACTAGATTCATCGTTTAAGCGGTTGAATGTAATCTCAAAGATACGTGTATCATAATCAAGGTGCCTATCGTGTCGAACCACTCGGATAGTGTCGCCAATCCGAGCGCCTTTCAGATAGACCGTTGTTGTTTTAAGTGTCAGTTTAGGTCTTGAAGCCTCAATCAAAGCCTCGTAAGTCTGTTTAATAAGCTCGTTCTTGTCTTCTTCCTCGCTGAATTCGACAAAGCCAATCTTTGGACGCATCTTGCCGTCTGGTTGTTTAATCCCGTATTTAGCGGTCATTTCTGGAATTTCAAGGTACTTCTGACCGAGGGGCTTGTCTAGTGGGTCCCCTTTAGCTTTCGACCAGACAATTTCCTCGAAGTTGATTTTGCGCCCGTACCCGTCGGCATCTTTTCCGGTGTCTTCTGCTGAGCTGACTTGCTCCCCTTTACCTCGCCCAACTAAGGCGGTGTATAGGTTTGTCTTTTCGACCTCTTGCAGAATTTCAAGGGCGTTATGACCGTAAACCACACGCTTTCCAACGGCTTCGCCAATTTTACGCTTGAAATCAATGTATCTAGCGCCAATCTGAGCGCCATTCATTTCAACGAAGAACTGCATTTCTAAGCCCCACACCTTACACACCTTTTTTAGTGCATCGAATGTGGAAATGTAATAGAAATTAGTGCTCTTTGGGTTTGTCTCAGCGATAAAACGAGGGGTCCAGTTAGTGCCAGCTAATAGCCATTCAATGACTGGTCTAGCACGTTGGTCCGTTGGGCGCTTGTCGTAAGTAACCGTCTTGCGTAGTTCCTCGATACCGGATTGAACACCGATAAGTGTTGTAATATCGCCTTTGGTGTTCTCTTGGGCGATGTAGAAATAATGGAATTTATGCGTGTCGTCGATTGACTGAATAGCCATGTATTCCAGTTTTTCCAGCTCGTCATCCTTCAAAGCTTTCATTTCAACGGTCAAGCGGTCTGAAACGTAATTTTCAGTGGTAAGACTGAATTTTTGCAAAGCCTTCTTAATTGCAGGCTTGCGAACAATCTTGATAAGTTTTTCGTCCTTATCGAATAAATAGATCATAGACTCTCATCCCTCCACTGTACCTCACGGATAGTTACATTCTTGCCGCTCAATCTGTCGCCGTCCTTAACATAGAACTGCTCTAGCGGGCTAAAACGTTGTAATTCGCTTAGGATATTACGCCCGTCATAAGTAGCTGTCACTTCTTCGGTACCGAATTTAATGACGATTTCCTTATTAGCTGCGTAGCTACCCTTAAACGATAGCTTGGTTTGACCGTTGATGATTTCAAATTCTGTCGCCGCTGCCGTTGTCATGGCTACAATCTTCTCAGGTATTACCTGCTTAGCGTAAGTTAGATAAACAACGTCATTAGAACGCTCTGGGACTCGTTTCTTATAGCCGTCTGGCACTAGCAAAACGAAACTGCTAATGACTGAAAGCCTATCTTCCTCGACTTCGTCCGCTTCCTTGAATATTGCGTAGTAAGTAAAATCCGGCTCATCGTCAAATGTGACTTCAAGATAACCGCTAGGCCCTACCTCTCTCAAGATGCGGTTAAGCTCTCGGAAAGAGGTCCTCATGACTTGGCTAGTAACTGTAGTTAACTGATATTTAACTTCAATCTCACGCTCTGAATCGTTGACACTGTCCACCCAAACACCACGGCGCCCAGGAACTCGAGTAGTTGAAATTTCACGATTGAGCAATGAACGTCCCTTAACTGTGAGCTGTCGATACCCTTGGATGATATCTTCTATAGGAGTCCCGTTGATACGCATGTTATCAACTGGCGCTCTTTGCAGCACCGTTGATTCCGTGCGCTTCAATGAAGCATAATCATACATTAGCTAAAACCTCTTTTCTCTCTTAATAGTTATCAAGCATTAATTCCATTGACTGAGCGTTAGTGATGTCCTCAGTAAATGCTCTGTAAGTTGTATCACCCATTTTAAGCACGATGTCCGCTGCTTGTTGAGTAACTGACATCTTGCCGCCGTTGAATGAAACAGATGGATCATACCCTGCTAATCGACCTAACTGGCCGTCCATGCTACCAAGTTCATCAGTGATGGCTCCGTTGATATCTTGACCGGTGAACGCGTCGATAGCACCTTGAGCCATATAGCGCATTGAACGAGCTACTTGATCCGCTTTGCTATCAATACCAATGATGAAACCTTTATCTGTGTAGATACCGAATTGACGGAACACACGAGATGGTGATTTGATACCAAGCAAGGCTTTAGCTCCGTTAATGGCATTGCTTACAGCGCCTTTAACCGCTGAAATCAGTTTCCCGGCTGCTGATGTTACCCCGCTAACGAAACCGCTAATCAATTGAGAACCGACGCTTGCAGCTTGTCCAACAAACCCACGGGCTGCACTAAGTGCACCGCTGAACGCTGAGCGGACCGCTGAAATGATACGCTGACCGGCACTTGTTACCGCTGATACCACGGCACTAAATCCGCTAGTGATAGCTGACTGAATTGAGCTCATGGCGCTTGTTACTGCTGATCTAACAGCACTCCAAGCAGAGCTGATAATGCTCTGAACGGAACTCATAGCGCTTGAAACGATTGACTGAATAGCTGACCATGTACTTGATACAGTGCTAGCAATCGCACTCAATACGCTACTAATAAGCGACAAAATAGCGTTCCAAATTGCGCTGATAGTTGATTGGATAGCTGACATGATCGATGTGATAGCCGATTGAACTTGCGAGAAGTTACCAGTCACCAAACCAACAATAGCAGCCAATACACCAGCTAAAACAGCTTGAATTCCAGTCCAGATAGCGTTCCAAATCGCTTGAATAGCTGACAAGGTGCTTGAAATAATGCTTGAGATACCAGCCATTATAGGTGACAGAATAGACATGATTGTGTTCCAAACTGTTGAGAAAACTGTCTGGATAACCGTCCACGCTGCTGACCAAATAGACTGAATCACAGCAATACCAGCGCTAATAACACCACTAATGGCAGACATAGCTCCACCAGCGATTTGTTGAAGCAATGCCCAAAGTGCTTGGAATGGAACAGCTAACAATGCCCATGCTGCGTTCCAGATTGCGAGGATAAACTGAATCCCCGCTTGGATAATCGGACCAATAGCATTGATACCGATTGAAACAAGCGACTTGATACCTTCCCAAACAGTAGACAAGATAGTTTTAAGCGTCTCCCACGCTCCAGACCAGTCGCCTTGCAAAATCTGCATCCCCATCTTGATGATGTTGAGGATAACTTCAATGACTGTTGAAATAACAGTGGTAATCATTTGCCAACTTGTCGAGAACAGTGTAATTAGCAAATTCAATCCAGTTTGAACTACTGGAAGAATTGCGTTCATGACGTTTTCAATCATGCCCTTGAACATGTTCCAGTAAGTCGTCGCTGTTTGCATAATCAAGGCGTGGTTTTCGTTCCAGAATGACGTTAGCTGACCCCAGATTGACATAACAAACGACACGATGGCTTGAACAGCGCTAGTGATTGCACTCTTGATGGTTTCCCAGATTGCCGTAACTTGTGCACGGAAATTCTCGTTATTGTTCCACAAATCAACGAGTGCAGCCCCGACCATAGCGACGGCAGCAACAATCGCAGCAAAAGCAGCAAGAGCCCCGACTGATAACCCACTGAAAGCAGCACCTAGTCCACTCGCTGCGGTAGAACCGCTTGAAAAGAATCCTACTACCGAACTAATAGCACCACCGATTGTACTTAGTGCAGAAACGACGTTACCGACCCACGTTATCAGTGTACCAAGGGCAAATATTACCGGCCCTACAGTGCCGATGATTAAGGCTGTCCATTTAACCCAGCCATCCACTGGCAGATTGTCCCAGATAGTCCCTAGAACACGCACCACATTGTCTTTAAATGTGATGATAGTCTGTTTCATGTTTTCCATGAGTTGCTTGATATTAGCTTCGTTATTACCAAGACCGGCCACTAAGTTCTCAGCGGCAGCCTTCATGGAATTGAACGAACCGGACACGGTTGTACTCGCTTCTTTTGCAGTCGTTCCAGTAACACCGAGCCTATCTTGAGTAATACCGATGGCATCAATCAAGGTATGGAATGGAATGTCACGGATATTATCAGCTGTGGCTTCAAATTCACCGTTTAAGACACCAGACTCATTGACCAAACGTGCCATTTCGGACATGGTACCACCATAACCAAGTTTCAAGTTGTCCAACATTGAATAGTTGTCCTTGGCAAAGCCTTGGTAAGCGTTTTGAATGTCCGTCATGTTAGTACCGAATTTATTCGCATTGTCTGACATTTGGACAAGGGCTTTATCCCCGTATTTTGCAGCCTTGGCAGTATCACCGCCTAGACCTTGTAGCAAGGTAGCTGAGAACGATGTTACCTGCTCCATGTATCGGTTAGCAGACACACCAGCCGTCCTATAGGCTCGGTTGGCGTTCTCAATGACGTTGGTTCCCTCACGGTCCATTGTGTTATAGAGCGCTTGGGCTTGTTGTCTGGTCATGCCGTAGTCTCTGGCTAGGGTGTTGACGCTTGAACCATTCTGTTTGAATAGTGTAGAGACACCACCCAACGATTGCTCAAGGTCTGCATAACCTTTGATGACGGCAGTTAACCCACCGACCATAGGCAATGTAAAAGCCGTGGTCATTCCAGCTCCGACTGATTGCATGGCGCTACCGACTGACTTTAAACTGCTACCAACTTGAGCAAGCATGCCCCCAGACTGATTTCTCAAATCAGCAAGGGCAGACTTGGCAGCATTGACACCATTGGTGAAGTCGCTTGAGTTGGCACGTAATATGGCCGTAACGTCAAAAGATGCTCCCATTAACTACCCCCTTTCTTTGTTTGATTGATGATCCTATTCTTATCAGCTAACGAGAGCGCTCGACTTCTAGGCGCAGTGTCCTCTGGTTTAAATATCTTACTGAACTCTTTTTCATGGTCATAAAACTCATTAAAGGTTCTGTAAGCTGAGCGAACACTCTTGCCCTTGCCTTTGGTAGCTTGCACGGTCTGGTTATACCATGCTTGAATTGCTGCGTTAAAGCGGATGTCCTCTTGTTTAATTGCGTAGGCGGTGTTATACACCTCGAACTCAACAAGCGTTGTCCTGGCAGCTTCGACGTAGCTCATGCCGTGCCTTGCAATCAAGAGGGCCATTGCGTCGTCATAGCTGAAATCATAATCTGGTTGACTTTGCCCTACTCTTGAACGTTCATTGCGAGTTTGAGTAGGGATGACGCTTTTAACTCGTCAATAATAGAGTCGATTGTCTCCTTGTATTTACCTTTGTCAATCAAATCAGCAAGATAGGCTTCAATGTCTGCATCACTTGGCTTTTGTGGCGCTGTAATCGTACCAGCTTTGATGATATCCACGAATGCAAGAGGGTCGTTGATAGCGACGCCGGCTGAAATCAATGTCATGGCACCGTAACCAGTCTTCATGCCCTCAAGTTCTGCTGAGTGCAATTTGTTGATTTCACGCAAAAATGCAAGTCCGAAAATCAAATTAAAGTCTCGTCCGTTGATAGATAGAATCATGTTTTATTTCTCCTTTATACAAAAAAAGCAAGGGCACAAAGCCCCTGCAGTTAGACTAGATAGATGAAACTAGGCCGTCTTCTTTAGCAAGAGTGTGGTAGTCGTATTGAGCACTTGCAACTGCTTTTTTCTGAGCCTCTGTCAAGCTGTCGGTTGAAATAATACCGTTGCCATCAATAGCCATTTCATAAGAAAGCTCAACTTTGTCGTCAGCGGGTGCTGAAGTTTCAAAATTCTTAAGGTAGCCTTGGTAGTATTCAACGTTATAGACTTCTTTGCCCCCAGACATGCGTTTAGAAGCAAGGTCAACTTGCCAGCACTCTACTTTGTCGCCTGCAAAGAACCATTTCTGCATTTCACGCCACATTTCAACAGTAGTGCCATCTTCACGATACGCAAGTGATACGAATTCTCCAGACACTTCACCGTCTGAAATAGAGTTGACTACGCCGTCTTTGGTTTTGGTGGCTTCGACCTCTTTTTCAGCGTTGAAAGTGTGTTCTGTTTGGAAACGTACTTTAGCAGCGTCTTGCGTCTTTTGGTCTCTAACACGGCGGAAGAAGACCATGAGGTCTTTCCCTAAAACAAGTTCTGTCATTTATTCCTCCTTTTTGGTATATGAAAATGAAAAATCCAGCACAATGTGAATCAATGGCTGGACGTCTGTATTATCTGGTAAGACTTGCTTGTCTGTCCCAGTCTTCAATAAGTTGTATTCAAACCCTTTAATTCGTTCGCTAGCTTGTTCCAACGTCTGACAGTGAGCGTCTAGCTCTGCACGCTGCACTCTAGTCCCGTAGATATGGACGGTTTGTCTTATCGTTCCAAAATTGTCGTTATTGAGTGTAGGTGCTGAGCTATTCTCACCAATGAAAGCGAAAGGATAGCTAGCGGATGAATCGGGTAAGTAGTCGTAAGTTGCTAGCGTCTCACTAGCAATAGCAAATAGATTTCTGAATAAGTCGTGGTTAGGTGTCATTTAAAGGCTCCTTCCATTACTTTTCGGATTTGTTCCGTGAAATAAGGCTCGATTTGTTGCATCATTGGACGCATAAACGGCTTACCGGGCTGATAGCGTGTTCCAAACTCTTGAAATCCGCTATAAGAGGCGGCTGAATGAATGTGCGATTCCTCGCCCATGTGCCTAGTGGTGATGTTAGCTCTCAAAAAGCCGGTATCAACTGGCGCAAGCCCTTTTGAAATGCTCTTGCCTTTCTCGGCTGAGTTTTTAAGAGCTGTTTGGGCTTGTGTTCTAACCCCTTGGCTTGCCTTATTCAAAGCAGCAGCGAGGACTGTGTCCCCTCTCCACTCGATTGTGAAATTAGCCATTTAGCTCACCTCGTTTCAATCGGATTGCCCCTTTTATCGGTGCGTCAATGCGTTCGATAGGATAATACTTCTTACCCTCGTATAGAGCGTAGTCAAACGGCTTCTGCTCTTGATTGAATCGGCATATCATGACCACGTCAGACCTACTCCCATAGGCTTCAAATGCCCGCTGTTGGTCAATGAAGTTAACCAAACAAGGCACAATCTTACTAGACTGCGCCTTTTCTTCGTGCTTATCAGTAATCGGGTTGTAAGTCGAGACACCCTGCTTCACTAACTTGATGCGGTGCGGTGTTTTCATAAGAACTTCACCTTACCTTTTCGAGCCAGCGAACCGTCTAGACCGAAATCTTTATCCAAAATCTTTCTGTAAGGCTTGAACATGTCGTCCCAATCCTCGTAAGTGACTGAATAGCCGTCTACGTTCTCAGTTTTGACACCCTCTGAGCCTTTTCGACCATAGAGCTTGCAAGCAACATTTTCGATGATGAAATGATACTTCTTGTCAATCTCGATTGTCCCAACTAGTGCTTTGAAATAGCTCTCAGCGTCGTTGACTAAGTCTTCGATCAATTCATCCTCAAGATCGTCTTCAACGTCGATACCCAACCGACGCTTAATCTTCTCAAGTTGGATATCGTTCATTTTAGACCTCCTCCGCAGCCTTTAGAAGTTCTTCTAAATCTGCTTTTTTTGCTTTGGCATCATATTCGATACCAGCTTCATCAAGTTTTGCTTTGAGCTCTTTGACTGTAAGATCTTTTGACGGCTCGACTTGTTCGATACCGCCTTTTTCAAGAACTTCTGCCACACGCTCTTTAGATGGCTCATAGCCTTCTCGTGGGTAAACTTCCCCGGCTTGATAGATATACTCGTTATCTTGCAAGTCACGGAATGTAATCTTAGCTTTATAGGTCATTTAAACCTCCTGACTAGACTCCTACTGGTTGGATAGCTGCAAATGCTTCGTCGTTTGGAATTGCTACAGCGATTTCAAAGATAGCACGGAGTGCTTGCATGTCTTGTTCAAACAAGTGAACGTCACCAGAATCAAGCGTACCGTCATTTTGAACTTTAGACAAAGTAGCTTGGTCTGCGATTTTAAGACGCAAGTTAGTACCGTTTGGAATACCGTAAACCAAACCATTGAAGTTACCAGTAATCAATGTACCTGCTGGGTAAGTTTGCCCATCTTGCAATTGAAGTTGCGAATATGGAAGCCCATCAAGCTCACCGATTGCGTTAGGGTTAGCTGGTTTAGTGAAGATGTGTTGACCACCGTTAACATTGTCGACAATCCCACGGAGTGTGCGGTTGATTGTGCGGTGACCTACGAATGCGTTAGGTTCTTTTTCTGACTTATCTTCCACATCATAGATGTTATTAAGGTTGATGTCCCCAGATACGATGTTTTGAGCACGTTTAGCAGACGCCAAAACGTTGGCACCGAATGGGTTGTTATACAAACCGAGGAATGCTGCCCCGTCGATTTTTTTGTTAAACAAGTCAACAACCTTATCCTTGATTGATTCGAAGAAGTCAGTCCAAGTGTAATTGAGGACTTCTTCTGTGACTGGCAAGATAACCGCCAATTTGCGAGATTCAAGAACGTAAGATTTAGTTTGTACTTTTGCAGTACCAATTTTTTGACCTTCACCCACAAAATAAGCGTCTGTCAATTGACCAACTTCAACGCCCTTACGGACCATTTTGCCGTCCATTTCAACTTTTTGACCAAGCTGAATAACTTTTGAAGTTTTAACGAGTTCGTCAGTGAATAGATCAGTGATTTGTTCTGATGTGACCTCTTTTCCAAGAGAATCAGACAATAGGACTGTGTCTGGATTAAATTTTTGTTGAGCCATGCGCTCTCCTTTCTTAAATTAGAAATTAGTGATTTTGGCTTTATCAAACTTGTCTTTTCCACGATGTGAACGCCCTTCCTCTCCGCCGCTTGTGCGAGGTGGTAGAGCTTTTGCTTCTTCACGCTTCTGCAAGTTTAGAATGTTAGCCATGTTTGAAACAGCTAGCTTGGTAGCTTCTTCGTCGCCTTTAACAACGAATGCAAGCGTTGACTCGTTGACGGGCACGCCTTGAGCTTCGAGCTCTTTGATGGCGATATCCTGCATTTGACGTTGAGCAATTTGAGCTTCAAGCGCTGCAATTGTGCTCTGGGCTTCTTCGAATTCTTTATCCCGCTGTTTCTGTTGCAGCTCTTGAAGTTCTTCTTCACTCATTTTAGCTTTAGCAACGGCTTCCTCAATTTGAGCTTGAATACCGGTTTGCATATCAGCAATTTCAAGAGTATGTTTTTCTTCCATCTGTTTGAGTCTGCGCTGCATTTCAGCGACTGACACCATTTTTTCCTCTTTTTCTGGTTGGCTAGCTTCAACCTCTTGAGGATTTTCAACTGTTTCAAGTTCTTTTTCTGCCATGATAGGCTCCTTTCTTTACGCTTTTACGTCCAACCTCGACGAACTCATGCAGCTTTTAAATGTCATCAGCACGGTCTGGACAAAGGCTTACTCGCCCCAAACGCCGTTAACAGCTTCTTCATCAAGAGTGCTGCCGCCGGCTTTGTATTCCATTTTGATGTGTCCATACGCTGAACAGCGGCAGTTAGGGTGCATTGGGTACATGTTAACCCCCTTTTCCGCCTTGTTAATCGGTATGGCTTTTCTATCCAAAGGCTTACAGATATCGCAAGCCCCACTTTCAGCGACATAGATTAAATGCGTGAAGTCATTCTCCTTCAACATCATCAATTCTGTATCAGCATTAATGCGAGCTATTTCGGTCTTGAGTAGCCGTTGGGCATTGGACTGACTTGTGTTATATTTCTTAGCTAATCGCTGCCGTTCCTGCTTAAAACCGTCCATGTCGGTGAAGATACGTGCTAACGAGCTAAACACATCCTTCTGCATGTTTGCATGAAGTCCGTTTCTGCCCCAAACTCTACGACTAAAATGCTGCCCGTAGAAATCAGCGTCTAAAATCGCTCTCATGCGGCTTACTGCATTGACGGCAGAATTGCCCAAGATACCCGCTTGACGCCTAAACTCGGCTAAATATTCGCTCTCACGCGCCTCGTCAAAGACTTCGTTAACGTCTGATATAAGGCTAGCTATTTCAAGCCTTAATTCTGCTTTGAGCAGCTCCAAGCGACTGACTTTCATTTTAAGGTTAAACAGTCTCAGCCATTGGTTAGTGCCGTGCGAGAAATCTTTCTCGACTACTGCCTTCCTAGCTCGGTCTCTGTACTCAGTGACATCGAACTCACTAGCTCGCTTCATAGCTTCGGCACGGCTCAGCCCCTCTTTGTCAGCATAGCGCATGTAAAACCCGTTTATTTGGCTTTGCATGCGGTTATATGACGCTTGATAGAGCTCTTTTAAGACCTTGTCACGCTCTATATCTCGCTTGATTAGGTCTGATTGTGCTTTTCGTTCAGCATTGTAGCGTTCATCATTCGTCATCATCCTCAACACCTACAATCTGGCTGACTTCTAAATCAGTGGCCCCACCCTCTTTAAGCAAGCGGCTCTTTTCCTTGCGAGCATCGGTAAAGCTAGCTGATTCCATAAGCGTTTCTTGTGAGATTTCCATGCCCGAATTGATAGCTGATTGAATCTCAGCCCATACATCCGTTGGTAGGTTCTCATGGAACGTGAATGTCAGCATGTCAGCGTCCACTGGTTCGATACCCTTGAGGTTGTTAGATAGCAACTCAAGCAGTTTATAGCGTCTTCGGAGTGCCTTAACAAAGAACCCACGCTTAACCGCTGTAACTTGCTGCAAATCAACTAGCTTGTAGCGGATAGCAATCCCAGACGTAGCTGAGAAAGTCGAATCGTCTTGCAAGTTTGGCAGTCCGACAATGCGGAAGAAGTCTTTAATCAAACGTGACTTATACGCTTCAACGCCGCTGACATCATATTGCTTGTAGATATAGCCCGCATCTAATGACGTCTGCTGTCCGTTGTGTCCGACACCGCTCTCAAGCACAAGCATGTTAGCGTGTTTCATTTTCATGATGTCAGACGCATTCATACCTGTACTTTCAACATCGCCTTTGATAACAAGCATGGCGTCATTAAGGTCTGACATGTAGTTAGCTGTGTCCGACTCTGCTGCGTCGTAAGCGTCAATGATTGGAATACCTTTCTCCCAGTCTCCCGAGCGCTCTCGGTTATTCTGCCACTCGACCACGGGCACCATTCCAAACGGGTTCTCTTTTCGTTCGATTTCCTGCCAGTTTGGATCATAACTAACAATCTTGTTGTCCGTATAGACCGTGACAAACATCTCGCCGTTGTAAACTGGACAATGAACAGCCGCAATAATATCCTTTCGGACGTCTGCGCTACGGATTGTGAACATCTCCCTTGCGTCAATCAAGACCACTGCTGGATTGCCAAACTCGTCATAATAATGCAGCTCGAACGCTCGCCCAAAGCGTGAAGCGTCATAGACTAGCTCACGGTTAAGAGCTTCAATGTCGTTGTAAGCGTTGAAATCATCAATAGCCGTCAAGTCACTGTTAGTGTCAGTAGCACCGATTGAAATAGGTTGACCTACCGTGTAACCAGTAAAGAAGCGGCTAGCTTGTCCGCCCAGGTCGTGCCTAATACGGTAGTCAGCTTTCTCTGGTTCTAGTCGTTTACGACCATTTAGAATCGTGTAGTTATTCCCGTTTGAGTAGCTCTCTAGGATATTCAAGCGGCTTATCTGTCCATCTTGAAACTGAGCTACCATTTTTTCTAACTTCTCACGCCCTTGGAACGTGTCCACTAGGTCGTCCGCTGATTGAGCCATGAAGTGTGTATTAGCTTCTTTTGGAAAACGAAGGAAGTCTTCACGTTTCTGCAAGCTAGTCGGTTCCATGTCTCGCTCGAATTGGTATGATCTAGGAATGTACTGTCCTTCATGCAAGATGTCGTCAGCACTATGTGTTGTGTTCGTCATTCTATCTCCTTATCAGTTTGTTAACACGCCTAATCTTAGCGTCTACGTCCTGCCTATCCTTGACGAAAATAAGGTTTTGCAGTGCGTACCTAATCGCATCGATACAGTGGTTATAACTATCGCACGGCTTGTTGATGTACTCGTTTGTATGCTTATCTTTCTGCCATGTATAGTTCTCAAGTTCCTCAATCGTCTTGACACATCTCTCATCAACGATGATGTCGAACTGCTGCAAGAATTGAATCCCTTGTAGAACTGAGCCTTTGCCCTTGTCTACTGGAATAGCTCGACGCAAGCCCAGTGTTTGCAGTTCAGCAATAGATTTCTGCTCTGCTGAATCAGCCATAATCACTTCTTTTGAATAGCCCAAGCTAGTGATAGCTTCTGCAATCTGGTTGTTAAGCAAACCCCTCTTGACATACTCTTCAAGGATGTATAGCCGCTTATTCTCTCGGTCTATCTTGACGTGCATAAACGCCGTCGGGTCGTTAGTAAAACCAAAGTCAAGACCAAAAAAGGACGGTAGCTGTTTAAGCTCGTCCTTGTTGAGTAATCTCTTTTCATATTTTGGAAATACTAGTTTGTCGAGTGTTGCAAACTCACCCAAAGCATAGATTTTGTAGTAGGCTTCGTTTCTGTTTGCTAGTTCCTCGATATTCTCCTTGGTCAAGTCATCCAGAAAGCGATTGTCCTTGTACGTCGTTTGATAAACCACTGTGTTTTTAGGGTTCTTCACAAAGAACGCATTATATACCCAGTTAGCCTTAGAAACTGGGTTAAACATCAAATAGATTTGCTTCTGCTTGTGAGCTTTATCCCTCAAACGAAGTGTTAGCTGTGTGTAATCGTCAAGCGTAAACTCAGACGCTTCTTCCATGACCACGTCTGAAATACCTTTGATAGACTTGATTTTTTCTGGATTATCCATACCTTTAAAAATCAGTTCAGCGCCGTTTGGTAGCTCAATACGGAATGCGCTCATGTTAACCTTGCACAAAGCAAGCACACCGAAATAAGACAAGGCTGCTTGCACGTCCGCAAACACCGAATCACGAACCGTAGAGCCTACTTTTCGCAATATCAATATCTTGCGGGGTTTGTCCCAATTTTTAAGAGCCTTGAGGACTATCTTCTGGAAGACCCCATGACTCTTACCGCTAGATGCCCCGCCGTAATGAACCTCAGTGAATGTGTCGTAATCAAACAAATGCTCATAGATATGCCGATTAAACACCTTGCTTGGATTGATTTCAAGATTAATCGTCATTCCATTCACCGACATTAATATTGATATCTTGCGTTACATCAGCTTCGACCTTGTCTGTCCACATTCTATAACGCTTACCGATATCAACTGCCGCAGCTCGACGAGTAGCGACGTTCGGCTTAGCTTGAGCAATGCGTTGCATGCCCTCGCCATCGAGGACCAGCAAGGGTTCTTCAACTTCTCCACGCATGACGGCAGTTAGAAATTCCATGACCTCTTGTTGATCCGCAACACGTTCCGACTTTAATTTCTCAAGTTGCTCGTCTATATAAGCCTTGATGTTAGCTTTAGCAAGCAGTCTACTTCCATTAGCTTTCGCAACATCATTGTTCTTAATATTAGGATAAGCCTTCTTATACGCTTGCGAAGCATTTAGGCTGATGATGTACTCATCGGCAAACTTCATTTGTTTCTCGGTCATCCCATTTTCCATCAACTCCTTTCTGATACTGAAAAAGACAACCCACAAAGTGAGTTGTCTCCGTTTTTCTTCGATAATATAATAATACCACTTTAAACACTTGTTAGACACCGTGAATTATCCGTCAAAATACCGAAATCTCAACGTTCCACGACTAATTGACCATTTCTGTACAATTCTGCGAATGCTAGGATGGCATTATTTAGCAATTCTTGAAAGGCTGTTCTTTCAAAGCCAATTCCCTGGGCAATTTGCCAGTTTGGTTTCGGTGGGTATGCCAGATATTTCTCTATCAGTATTCTGCGATAGTCTGGACGATATAACCCGCTAACTGCTTGCTCAATGGCTTCTAGCTCGTTCATAGCATCGACACGCCTAACTGCAATATTTTCCACTGGTCTGCTCACTCCACTGCCACCACGGGGCATAAAGGTGAATTCCTGTGTTATTTTCTGCTCGGCGCTATCGTGTGCAATTTCTCGCCATCGTGGGTATTCTCGAAGTTTGCGCTTGCAACGTTTGATTGTTGCTTTCTCATCAATTTCCGGCAATAGCATTTTAAGCCCTCTCTGGTATAATAGTAGTGTTGACTTTCAGAAAGTGCCGGCCATTGTGTCGGTCTTTTTTATTTTAGCTCAAGAAACGTTAAGAGATTTTATTGAAAAGATAGAATACGTATTTATTCTTTGGGTGTTTCTCAAGCCTTTTATCACCTCCTTCTAGCCATCGACACCAGCAAGGTCTTTGGCTATTTAGTAATGCAAGATATCAATAAGAAAGAGGGTTTTTCACATCCTTTTTTCTTAAAATTTGCTGGGTTTGTTTGGACAAGGTCTGTCAGCTTGTCCGTGTCGAAAAGTGTTCAAGCCACTAAAAATCTATATTCATTTTTTAGCTTCATTTTTATTTTTAGTGATGACAGACAACGACTGGCAAGAGGAATCGAACCTCTTATACAACCATTCCAGCCTGCGATATAGAAATCATTTTGGAGGTTTTCCTCCTTTTTTTGAAATAATACAAGAATAAAGTAAGTAGAATTATGGAGATTTCAGTTTCGCATTGCAGGCATAAAACCTTGAATAATCACGTTACCAGTAATACGCTTTAGATTAGTAAACGAAATAAAAAAGGTTCCTCGATTCTAATTGTTTATTTACTGGATTTGGTTGCATCCACGACCAGTCACGCTTCCGCTGATTTGAATGAAAAAATACAAAAGGATTCCTCTTTTCCGTATATAGATTGACTGGTAATAGCTAGTAAGGGAGTCGAACCCTCATAGACCGTTCTAGCTACACGCCTAGCGCATAGGCTTTATATAAGGCTTTTCTTACAGTTATTTTATTACGTCCAACTTTGCCCCTAGTCCGATATTTAAGAATAATGCGATCAACCTCATTGTCCAATCTCTCGCTCCATTCATAGTTATTGAAGACGTAATCAATAATTTCGCTGAATAGCCCTCTTGAAAGTAGCCCTTCCATTTGAATAGCCTTCAAAGGCGTTAGTGCAGCTTTTTCCGCATAGCACAGATTGAGGGCGTTTTGGGTTCTGTTAGCATTTTTCTGGTCGCAGTCCTTGACGTCTCTAATATAGCTATTTAGGTTGTTAGGGTGTTCCTTGCGTAATCCTTCCACTTCTTCCTGGAACCGTTTAAACAGCCCCTCTGGCAGTCCTGCGTTGGTTTTATCCAACAGTGGGCGCGTGGTTTTGCCTCTTGTGTAATTGGTAGATAGATAATCTTGAAGGTCGTTGAATAATTCATCAGAAATAATGCCTTCTAACCTGTCTACAGTAGCTGGCGATATCCTCGCACGTTCCACGACTGCGGCGTTGAATGCTTGATATATGATGCGGGCTTGTAACTCATCGCACTGCTTGACCTCTTGGAAGAACTGCTTATAAGAGCCTTTTTTATGTGCTTGTTTGAGTTCCGCATGTTCACTGACCAGCCGTTGATACAGCTCTGGTGTCAGCCCTGAATATTTGTAGGTTTTGCTCATGAGCTTACCTCTGCCAATTCTGGGTGTTCCCATATATTTCCGATAATTTTCCTTGAGCTGGCAACATTGCATAAACGTTCGAAGTTGTTATACTCTACCAAATCACTAACGAACATCCCTAAACTTACTCTAAATTCAATTACGCCAGTGAGGAATCCGTCTGTCGAGTCAATAATGTCCCCCTCGAAGATTTCTCTATCGTTTTTGTCTATCATTCCAGTTGATTGCATTAAAACGATATCGTCGAAATCGTAGTAGTCTAAATCTCGACTATCTGGCAATCCTTGCTCAAAATAGATTGTTTGCACGCAAATTTCTTTTTCTTCGAAATTGATAGCGATAATATCATCCACATCTACCATTTCTTTATCTTCTTTAAGCCACGCTCTATATCTTGGAATCATTGTCCTCGCCCCCTTAAGTAGCTAGGAATGTCATCCCCGACGTTTACGCTGTCATACTGTTCCTTATTGACAAGGAATTTTCCATAAGCTCCACAATCAAGCGTATAGAGTTTCCCGACCATAGATTTGCCGGTTACCTTGCCATGTAATTCCACGGCGTTGTCAGCCTTATGCACGACAATGGCTTCTACTGGTCTATTAACCACTCGTAGAACAGTAGTCACGTTAATTGCTAGTGAGACCATAAGTAACACAGTAGCAATAGCTAGGTCATTATAAATCGTCTTCTTTAACAAACGTCCCATTTACCATCTTTCCTTTTCTGTTCTTGATTTCCTCATAAGCAATACTTAGACACTCAGTTACATCAAGGTCTAGTTGATGTGCCAGTACGATAATCGTTACCAGCGTGTCACCGATTGCGTCCTTAAGTGCTGCTTGCGGTTCCGTGAATTTCGTCGGTTTCAAGAGTACATCTCGAATTTCTCCGACTTCTTCCGTGATACGCATCCGCTGAATTTTAGGGTCAGCTTGCTTTAATCCACGGCTGTCTGCCAAATGGTTGATTTTATTGATTAGGTTATTCATCCGTTACCTCCTTCACTTCAACGCCCGGGCAGTTAAACACCCACCCGAAGCCGTTCGCCTCAAGCTCTTTGCGGGTGTGGTGTAAAATCCCAATGGCACTTGAATCACCGAAATACCAAACGTTTTCATCTTTTTCTCTTTTTAAAAATCTATCTTCATCGGTAATCGCCTTTACGCTAACTCTATACTTCGTCTCCTTCTCGACCTCATAACCAAACTGGTGCATGTTGACGAGGGTTTGAAATGGTTTGGTATGTTCGTCAACTATCCATTCCTGAAATTCGCTCAATTCTCCTTCTCTATAGATGGTTGGAGTTAAGTTGATTGCCCGAAACAGATTAGTTTCAAAATTACCTTTATGTTTCTCATACCAATCCGCCACGTACTGCGGTACCACTGGTTTAGGAACAAGCGAATCATATAAATCCTCAGCGTGGGCTATTGAAAGGCGTCCTGCTGTTGCTAGCTTCTGTACTGCTTCATTTTTGTTCATCATCGTTAATTTCCTCCATCCAGACAGTAGCATCTACTGCCATACTTAACTTCTTCAACGCTTCAATGTGTTTTAGTGCCTTCGTTTTATCTGTGAACTGGCACTCCTTAACATCATCCATCGTGCGTGCTACTCGTACTATCCACCGCATTCGACTAACTCCACTGTATACATCCTAGAATTGCGATATTTGACACCTCTCAAACGATGTAGCTCGTTGATAGCGTCGTTTTTGTTGCTAAAAATATGCTCACTGTCTGGCATATTGTCGTAGTAAACTATAACTTTGTATTTCATATCATCCCTCGGTTCTGTCCCTATAGATTACTGTGGCAGTATATTTAACGTAGTCGTTGCCATCTTCCCAGTCTACGGTTAGTCTTACATCTATCAGTTCCTTGTTGTAGCCTTCTATCCAGGCGTTAATTTCTTCGTCAAGCGTGTCAGTGTCATATAGTTTGTCAAAAAATTTCACTTTGCGTTTCATATTTCTAATTCCCATAGTTATCGGTTCCGGTCCGTCTCTGAAAACCTTTGCCGGATTCTTTGCTATAAATTGCCTTAACCATTGCATAGCTCGACCATTTTCCTTAACAAGTCATCATCCAGTAACTGCTCTAGTGTCAGAATGCGATTAAGCTTCTTTACGTCGATACCTAGCTTAATGCTGATAAGTTCCATGTCCTTGCGATTAGACCAAAACCACCTTGAAAATTCTTGCGTCTGATCTAATACGCTTGTATGCCCATAGTTGCCCGGTGCATATACACCTACAAGCTTGTCTTTATATTTGCTATTCATCCCATTTCCTTAATTTCTAATTCAATGCGTGGGTTAGGACTGTACTTCTTGCGAGCTATTAAACCACAAACGATGCTATCATCTGTCCAGACGATACCCTTCTTGTCAACCTTGTTATATCCAGCGGTTGAAATGCTATCAAAGAGCGCTTTGACTAGGTTGTCAATATCGGGTTTTTTCGCATGCCAAAGTCTTTCGTCCATGAATTTCTTGAATGCGTCCCACGTTTTAGCTCTAGCTTTTGGCGTGGGCTTTTTTGATACGCTCAGCGGTGCTTTCATGTAAAAGGTAACATCAACCATAATCGGGCCGTCGAAGAATTGTCCGTCGTACTCTTGCTCAATAAGTTGCGAGCACTGACGACGCCATGCCTTCATTTTCGGGTCTTCATAAGTTCCAAACTTGCTGAATCGTGGCCTTGTTTGAGGTTTAGGCTCGATATTTAAAGTTATTTTCATAGTTTTACCTTAGAAGGGTAGGTCTGAATCTTGGATATCCATAGGGCTACTGTTCCCGTATGAGCTGCTATCCCTTGCAAAGTTTGGTCCTTGCTGTTGCGGTGCTTGTTGCCCGTAAGGCCCTGCATAGCCGTTGTCATTGCTAAACGCTCCAGACGTGTTGCCTTGATTTGCGTTACTACCTTCACGCGCCGCACGGCTTTCCAACATTTGGAAGTTTTCAGCGACTACCTCAGTCACATACACTCTTTGACCTTGCTGATTCTCATAGCTACGGGTCTGAATGCGTCCAGTAATGCCAATCAATGCGCCTTTTTTAGCCCAGTTAGCCAAATTCTCGGCTTGCTGGCGCCAGATAACGCAGTTGATAAAGTCTGTTTCACGTTCGCCGTTAGCATCTTTGAAGTTGCGGTTAACAGCTAGGCTAAACGTAGCTACTGCAATGTTACTGGTCGTGTATTTTAGTTCGGGGTCACGGGTTAAGCGCCCAACTAGCACAGTCGAATTAATCATTGATTTTCTCCTAGAATTTCATAGTTAACAAAGTTATCGTCAAGCAATTTAGCGAATTGATGCCATTGGTTCTCACCGCCATGGAAAGTTAGTGAAAGATTGACCTTGTAAGGCTCAGCGTGTTTGCTAGGCACTCCCTCAACTGGTTTAGTGTCTTCGATTACCTCACCAGTTTCAGCATTTACCGCTTTGATTTCCTCGTTTGCTGACTGTTGGGCCATTGCTTCAATTTCTGCCAAGCGTGCCGCTTCTACTTTCGCTTTGGCTTCTGCTTGCTGCTTACGCTCAATAGCTGCATCGCGGTCCTTTTTCATTTGTTTGAGGATTTCAACTAGAGGTGTATCATTCTGCAACGCTCTAGTGTATGGTTCAGCCGGTAGCTCATAGTCAAGGGCTTGTTCCTCAATCATGCCAATGTTAGATTTGTATTCCCCAAGTCGGTCATACTCAGCCAAAACCATAGCGTCGATTTCTTCTTCTGTCGCTTTTTTGAGCTTCATTTTCTTATCCATGAAGTCACCGACCTTAGAAAAACTCTCGTACTTGTCCTTGAATGTGTCCTTGTCTAGTCCGGCTAGCTCGCACTTACTTTCAAAGACTGATCTAACGTGGTCGATTCGCAACATTTTTCGGTGTTCATCAATTTCATTACGTTTAGCACGTAGCTTGTTGATAAGTCCTTCAAGTGGTCCTTTAGACTCTTTGAAATTAGCTTCAAACTCATTAAGCGGGTTTTTATACACTTTTGAGATGTCTTTTCGCTTGTTATCTAGCTTTGTCAAAAGACTATTAAAGCGTGTAAATTCCTTCTTAATATCGTCATATTCAAGCTGGTCCAGTTGTTCGTCTGATAACTCGCTAACTGCCGCTTGAATAGCTTTGTCAAATGCTTCAAAATCAAAGTTAATTGTTCCCGGTGTATAGACTGGTTCGATTGTTTCCAAAAAATTATTAGTTACGTCCTTCATTTTTATCCCTTTCGATTGTTGATCTGCGTTTGAATGTCGTTACTTACCACGTTAAAACCTGCCACTAGCAACTCATGGAAGTCATTGAGCTTGTACTTCTTCAAGTAGTAATTAGCTACTGTTTCGGTTGCTTGACCAGTAATTAGAGCTAGCTCATTGATTTGCTGCATGATTAGGTCATGTTGCTCGTTGCTAATGAAGTTAGGTTGCTGATTGCTTCTTGACTCGTAGCGTGCTTGTTGCAGTTGTTGGTGTTGATGCGGTTGAGGGTTGTGAGGTTGGTTTGGTCTCAAACTTTCCTCTGCCACTTCAAAATGGTCCACATCTTCCTCACCGATTGCAAACAGCGCTTGCACGGCGTACTTACCAGCGTATGATTGTACGGCTCCTACCCACTGCGGTTCATTCATTTGCTTTAAGTCTCCGTTACGAGTTTTTAAAATCGGTACGGGAGATAATTCTGCAAAAGCTACTGCCTGCTCTTTTTCCTCTCGGTTAGATGCCGTTGCAATTGCTTTGACGAAAACCTTGCCAGAAAATTCGACTAGATCATAGTTGACTACAACGCTCCAATTTGATTTCAAACTTTTAAAGACGTTGTAAATGTCCTCGACGTGCCTTGAAGCGTACTTAGCTGTACCCTCTTTCTTTTTTTCGAGTTGCATTTTTTGTTGCAACTCCGTGAATGTCATTTCTTCCATGTCATATCCTTTTATATGCCCCTAATTCTCAAATTTTGGGGGTTATTTGCCGTTTTACCGTTTCTCTAGTGTAATTGTGCCGCTAGATTATTTAGGGCAGTTACAAGCAATTTTAGAGCCGTTTCCTGCCTTTCGACTTTTTTAGGTGCCAAAGCTCCCGTTTGAGCTTGTTGTTTTCTTGAGCTAATGACAAGATTCTGTCTTGCTGACTGTTGATGATTTCGCCCAGCTCACGACCTAAATTCATGTACTTGTTCCGCCAACGATTTTCAACGTTGTAAATTTCTTGTTCCATGTTTAATGCCTACCCTCCCACCACTTCATGTTATGTTACTTCGCCAATAATTCTAGGAGTGCTTTAATGTCATCCTTCATGGATTCTTCACGCTCCGTTCGTTCAAAGTCCGAGCCGTCAAGTTTAGTTACGTTGTATTCAACTTCCACATTAAGCACTTCGCAGCCAAACGCTTCGGCAAGTTTATCAAGTTCGGTTTTTTGTTCTTCATACGAATCGAACGGTAAAAATAGTGCACTTCTTAACTCAGTAATAAAACCCGCTTCAAATGCTAAGCTACCTCTGTCTTTGTATTTTCCAAGGAACGCATTTTTTTCAGCATTGTAAAATACGACTTGTTTGTTATTTTCTTTCATGATTATTCTTCCTCACCTTCGTTGTATTTTTTAAAGCTCAATCCCAAAGTTGTGATACCAGCAGCAATTACTACCAATCCAAGAGTGCTAGAGATTCCTTCTTTCTCGCCAGTATTCGGTAGAACACCACCGTAAACCGTCGTATTTGCCACCTCTTTTGGCTCAGAATCGTTTTTATAAACGACATCGGTAATTTCTACCTCTTTTGTTTTCGGAGCGTCTACGGGCTTGCTAGGTACTTCTTTCGGTGTCGCTGGTTTTTCCGGCTCTACTGGGATTTCCAACTCTGGCAAATCGAGGATAGGTGCATCATTTGGAATCACACCACCTTCGAATGGTTGGAGTTCACGTAATTCCGGAATCCCCGGAATGCCGCCTTGAAACTCAGGTTTGTAATGGATAGGCGCTTCATTTGGCACCGTACCTCCGTTCCATTCCGGCAATTCTCTAACTTCAGGAATGCCAGGGATGCCGCCCTCAAATTCTGGGATGTCAACTTTTGGAGCCTCACGAGGAATCTCAAAAGTTGTCTCTGGTTTATTTTCACCAGACGCATCACCACGTCCCCCGACAAGCTGCACTTTAGAAGATGACTTGCTACTGCTATCGTCAGCTGTCAATGTCGCCTTGTTGGTTGGATTCGTGCTATCTTTGACCGCTGATTTCAAACGGGTTTGATAGTCAATGTACATAATGCGGTTAAACTCTTTAAACTTAGCATCGAATCCGTCTGCTCGGACATTCCAACTTTCCAAGTAATCTTTAGCAGAATGGTCAATACCAGTCCAAGCAAGTGGGTCTTCAACAAAGTAAATATTCTGTGAGCCCTCTACGAACTCTTGATTATCTGACCAAGTGTCAGACAAGACAGCATTATTCAAAACTTGGCGGGCAGTGTTCAAACGCAAGGTCCAGTTGATAATTTGAGGCTCCTTTTTGTTTTGGCTGCCCCATTTAGACAAGAGTTCGCTAGATGGAAGTGGACCTTCCTCTGCAATCGTATAGGTCTTAACTGTTCCGTCAAAGTTAACTGTCACTGGTTTGCCCGGTGTCACAACATCCGTCCACTTGGCATCAAATTTCAAGCTCATTTTTTTATTGAGCGGGTGCTCAGTAAAATAATTATTGAACGTAGTTGTGATCTTGCGAGCTTGTGCGTCGGCGTTAGCCTTACCGACTACGTCGTTGTTGTTATAAACGTCGAAATCAAAGCTGGTTTGCAAACCGATTTCTTTAGGCAACTCAGTTACTACCTTATCCCCTTCGTTGATAGCCATGTTATCCGGAAACTCAATATCTTTATACTCAACCTCGAACGGTGAGTATTTACCAGTGCCATTAGGGAATGTCACGTCAACTTCTGGATTGTTGACAGTGATTGTGTCACCCTCTTTGACAACGCTTGTAGGCGCCGCTGGTGTTTCAGCTACTGGTTGAGCTACTTCTGTAGGTGCTGCCGGAGTTTCTGCAAGCGGTTGAGATTCTACCGGTGCTGGTGCCAACACTTTTGGTGCTTCTGCCACTGTTTCAGACGGCGTTACCGTAATATTCCCAGCATTATTAGCTGTGTAGACATTAGACACTGCTGGTGCTTCTGCCACTGGTTGAGTGGTTTCATCGGCTGATACTGCCCCAGTTCCAATCAATAGAGCTGTAGCAATGGCAAGCGTGCCACAAAGACCGAATGCTTTAGTCTTAACGTAAGATGGTTTTGCAATTGTTTGTGAAATCATGGTATAATCTCCTTATAGATGTTTTTTCTAGCACGGGCCCTTACCCGTGTTTTTTAGTGCTCTCAACGTGCACCCAAAGCCCCACCGTGTCATGTTTCAATGTTTTATTAGACTTTTGAATGGGAAAATTAGGAAAAAAGTAATTTAGTAAAGTTTTTTTGGGGAAAAATTATGGGTATAAGTTACACTCAACGGCAGGGCCATGGCTACACGCTGAAAGATGTTGCTTTTTGGTATATTTCTGTTTAAGCCGCTCTTGTTTTTCCTCTGGGGGTTTCCACCCATTCAAAGAACGGCTCTTGCTGTTTGGGCTTCTTTCTGGTTAGCAATTTCTTTAGCAGCTTCATGAGTTACCCCACTAATTGATCTAATGGCAATCCGTGGTCTGCATTGAAGTCTCTTACCTTTTCGTCAATCATGCGATACGGTCTTACCTCAAAGACTTCTACTTCATTTTGCTTTTTGCTCCAAATCCATCCAAATAGTTTTTTCATGTTTATTACCTCTCTTATTCTTCTAACAACTACTGTATTGTTATCAGTTAGTAGTTATTATTACTTAGTGTGCGACAGCACCATATTGTTATCAGTTGGTGCGTGTCAACGCCATATTATTATTACTTAGTCTTTATTGTTTATTAGTTATTATTAGTGTCGGATTCTTCAACTTTTGAACTTTTCAACTTTTGAACTTTTCAACTTTTGAACTTTTCAACTTTTGAACTTTTCAACTTACGTAAAGTCAGTAAGTTGTAACTCAGTTATCCACAACTTCTGTTGATAACTCTTTTTCAATCCGACTAACCCAATAATCCCAATAGCTATCTGTAATCGGTATGTCTTGGACAAGTGGGTAAGTTTGAACCCCTTTACCACGTCCCAAGCTCTTGCGATAGATACGGATGTATCCCGCTTTTTTCAACTCATTAAAGGCTGTTCGGTGTGCATCTCTGCCGCTTTTTGAACGCTTGGAAAGTTCCTCAATGTAGGGCCTCCAGTCGTCTTTATTAGTCATTAGCACCCATAATAAGCCTTTAGCTTGTAAGCTCAGTTCAGCGTTTTGGGCTGAGTGGTTATTCATTTGAGTATAGTTGTTGTCTGTGTTTCGTTGGATATACTTCATATCCCATGACCTATGCTCCTTTCTGGTATATGCTTGCCACGATATCGTAGTAGCTATGCCCTGCTGGTATCGTGTACTTGGTTAAATCTTCAACTATGGAACCGTCTGCCATAATGTTGATTATGGCCGGTTCCCATTTTTGTTTTTTCATGATATAATTACCTTGATTTCAATATCTTAGGGTCTGACTCTGGCAGGGGTCAGCCTTTTTGTTGTCTTGACGACACTAGAGAACTAGCGAGGACTTTTGATTTTTGTCTTTTAGGAGTCATTATAAAATCAAATCATCTAATGGTATTGCTTACGTTTCAACTGAATCGTTGTCCCGCTAGCTCACTAGTGCCGTCAAGGTGACATCCTCAATCCTCTTGTTCGATGATTGGCAAGATGTCGATAGCTTTTAAACGCTCGTATAGGAAGCGTCTTCCAAGTTGCGTCCAGACTGTTGTCATATTGCTGTGGGGTTTGCCGTCTTTACCAACATAATCAAATGTTCGGCTTGTTGCGTAGCCTTTAGCAAGGTATTTGGCATATAGTACCCACTGACCATTGACAGTGGGTTGGATTCGCTCTCGTTTCAAGAGTTGGTTCATTTTGCGAGCTGACATCCCGTAGTCTTGAGCAATTTGGGTGATTGTCAAGCCGTCCTTGGTTTGTAAAATCAAATCTAGGTAATCAGCGTTTTTAGTCGCTTCTTCCAACTCAATCAAGAGGTTTTCGTTTTGGCTTTCCAAGAGCTTGATTTTCTTGTCAGCCATGAGCAACGCTCTAGCCATGATTTTCTCTGGGCTATTGAAATCCTTTTCTACTTGGATAAAGTAAGTTCGGACTTCCTTGCCTTTGTCTGTTCGTTGAATCATTGCGATTTCTTTCGCCATGTCTAGCTTTAAGACGTGGTCTTCGATTTGTCTCTTGACCTTCCTCGCTCCTTCTTGCCGAACTTGCTCAATTTTGAGCGGGTTGAAATCTTCGCCCTCCACAAAACCATACTCGGTCATTCTTGGAAACCAATCTTTATATGCCGTCTTAACTCCTAGTGTTTCATGTAGCTGTCTACCAGAAACAACCGGCTCATGATTTTCGTTCAGTGTTATGTTGATCAATTCATTCATTTTTGCTCCTTTCTATATTTACAAGCGTAGTTCCAACTACACTTGTAAAGTCTTCGTTCATCTTGTTCCTTTCTGGATTTGCTGTGTAGTTTTAACTACGGAGCTGAAATCTTCACTTTTTCTTCTAATCTATACGAAATTTCGTATATTTAGGTTAAAAAAATTTAGGCTTCAGCACGTTCGCTGAATAGGTATTCTAATTCATATTCTGGGAAGAATGCTTTCTTGATAGCCACTGTCTCGCCAAACTTGAAATCAGATACACCATCGATTTTGCTACGAACCGTGCGGGAATCAACACCCAGTAGGTCGGCGATGTCTACTAATGCGACACCTTTATTCTTACGAATTTCTTCGATGTTTTTCATTTGTGTCCTCCTTCCTTAAGCTTGATTTAAGTATATACTAATTTTCGTACACTGTCAACAGAAAAATACGATTTTTTTTACTTTTTTTATTTACCCACTCAATTTTCTGTGGTAATATATAGGAAGAAAGAGAAATGAGGGTTACAAAAAATGCAGGCCGAGGAAAGAATTAAGGAACTGATTATAGCTAAATACGGGAATGTAAGAGCTTTTGCAACAGAAAGCGGCATCTCTTATACTACTGTTCGCTCTATTTTAGAACGTGGTATCATGAACGCAAAAGCTGAAAATGTCTTTAAAATCTGTCATTTGTTGGGAATTTCACCGGACACGCTCGCTGAATGGGGTGTTACGGACGAACCGCAACCAACCAACGCTCATGACATTGACGAAATCATAGCTAATGCAATGATGTTCGACGGGAAACCGTTGTCCGAGGATGATAAGCGGGCTATCCGTGGCATAATTGCCGGCTATATGAGTAGCAAGGAGAAATAAACGTATGGAGAAAGAATTGCTTGAGCAGTTCAATGTCTCTATCTGCGAGTTTAGCTCTAACGAGTGGCCACGAAACGGCTTTCTCGACCCAATAAACAGGGTGGTTTATATCAATAAGGATTTAGCCCCAGAAATACGTTTAAAGGTAATTCTGCATGAGTTGGGCCACCTAGAGCACAATTCTAAAGACTATGAGCGTTTGCGTGAGAAATACGAAGCTCACGCCAATAGAGACATGATCCGTGGATTGCTCGAAAACGAATCCCTGGACGATTTTAATTACGTCCGTTTTATGAACAAATATAATCTCACCACGATTTGCGATGAGACTTTTGTAAAAAATGAATTTCTAAAAATGATGAGGTAACATTATGAATTTATTAACAGTTCAAACTCAATTAATGCAGGCGGGCGTCCCTAAGATGTTTGGTACTCGAAAAGAGGTCAACCACCTGCCGCAATTGCTATCAGACGATGAGGTTATCCAGTATGCAGCATCTGGATTTTATGACGGCAACACTGTCTTGATCGTTTTAACTCAAAAACGCATTATGTTTGTCGATAAAGGAATGATTTATGGTGTTCAAACTTCTGAAATCCCTCTTGATATGGTCAATGGCGTATCGTCTAAAAGTGGGGTTCTCTTAGGTGAAATCTCGGTGATGAACGGGGTATCTTGGGCACATATCAAGAACATCCCGAAGATTGCCGTCCCAGTCCTATCTGACAAGATTAAACGTGCGTCAGAAGCATACAAACAAAGTCTATATAGACCACAGATAGAAGTGAGCCAGAACAGTCAACCACTATCGCAGAATCTAATTGCTGACGAATTGATTAAATTAAAATCATTGGTTGATAACGGCGTACTCACTGAGGAAGAATTTCAAGCACAGAAAACTAAATTATTATCACAATAAAAAAGCCCTACACTCACCGTCGCCAAACTTAGAGTGTAGAGCTAGCACCACAGAAAAAACGTGTAAACTGGAAAACAGCCTTACATGTTCTTTTCTGTACCCATTTTATCAAAAACGAGGTACAAACACAATGACAACGCATAAAGTTGCTATCTATGTCCGAGTATCGACCACGTCGCAAGCTGACGAGGGTTATTCTATCGACGAGCAAAAGGCAAAGCTAACAAGCTACTGCGAGATTAAGGATTGGAATATATACGAGATATACACCGACGGTGGTTTCTCTGGGTCAAACACAGAACGCCCTGCACTAGAGCAATTGATAAGAGACGCAAAGAGAAAGCTGTTTGATACGGTTCTAGTGTATAAGCTAGACCGGTTAAGTCGTAGTCAGAAAGATACACTCTATCTGATTGAAGATGTATTTCTGGAAAATAATATAGAATTTGTCAGCTTGCTCGAAAACTTCGACACCTCAACGCCATTCGGTAAGGCTATGATTGGGCTCCTCAGCGTGTTTGCCCAACTCGAAAGAGAACAAATCAAGGAACGCATGCAGCTAGGGAAACTAGGGCGGGCAAAGTCTGGCAAGTCTATGCAGTGGGCAAAGACATCTTACGGCTATGATTACATCAAAGAGACTGGCACGCTCTCAGTCAATCCATATCAAGCCCTAATCGTCCGGAAAATGTTCAAATGGTATCTGTCAGGTATGTCGATAACCAAGCTCAGAGATGCCCTCAATGAGCAATACGGGCAAGATAAAGAGTGGAACTATAGAACAGTTAGGGTTATCCTCTCGAATCCGGTATATTGTGGCTATAATCAATTTAAGGGCCAGATATTCCCTGGTACTCATGAACCTATCGTATCCGAGGACGATTTTAACAAGACGCAAGAGGAAATCAAAACAAGGCAAAGAACAGCCGCCCAGCGATTCAATCCAAGACCATTTCAAGCTAAATACATGCTTTCTGGAATAGCTCAATGCGGTTACTGTTCAGCCCCTCTTGCTATCAAACTGGGCATGATACGAAAAGATGGCACTCGCTTAGTTAAATACGAGTGTAAGCAGCGACATCCTCGGAAGACCAAGGGCGTGACTGTCTATAATAACAATGCAAAGTGTGATTCTGGATTCTATTTCAAAGACGATATCGAGCACTTTGTCTTGGCCGAAATCAGCAAACTGCAAACTGATTCAGACTATATCGACAAGCTATTTTCAAACACCGATAAAGAGACGATAGACCGGGCTAGTTACCAGAAACAGATTGACAATCTGACCGCTAAAATTAGCAGGCTTAATGATCTATACATCGACGATAGGATTTCACTAGAGGAACTACAAAAGAGGTCAAGCGACTTCATGGCAGAAAGGACAGCACTCGAAAAAGAGCTAGACGCTGACACCTCTCTCAAAGCTGTAGAGCGAAAGAAAGATATTAGACGGGTGCTTGATACCAAGGATGTCTTCACGCTTGATTATGAGCAGCAGAAAGCCATAGCACGCGCCTTAATAAGCAAGGTTAGAGTGACTAGTGAAACCATCGTTATTTTATGGAAATTATAGAGAGTTTTAGTTACATTCATTTCAATCAGCGTAAAAGCACGTAATTTAACGGCATTCAATTTTTTCAACATCATTT